CTATTAATATATAGGAATATCTTTTAAAATCTATAAACATCTATTTTTATATTAATATATCATAAATAATGATAAAATTAACTATATCTATATGCATACACACCCTAGAGCTTGATTTTTAGGGAGGTTATAAAGTATATATAAATTTTATATATTGAATTTGCCACCCATTTGCCACCGCTTTTTTAAACCGGTGGCAAAATTTTATTAGTGTCTAATATGTTTTCTAAGATAGAAACAGTATTGTTTCTCATTTTATCAGTAACATGAGAATAGACATCCATTGTAGTAGATAACCTAGTATGACCAAGACGTGCCTGAATGTCTTTTATATTTGCACCATTTTCCAATAACATTGTTGCATGTGTATGCCTTAATGCATGAAAATTAAATTTTATTTGTAAATCCATATTAACTATACGTGATAAATATCTTAAAGAAGTCATAGTAACAAATGTACCATTTTCTTTAGTACAAACAAAGTTATTATCTTTATAATATTTACCATATTCAAGTTTGTTGTTTTTCTGCCATTTCTTATGATTTTCTAATATATTAACTAAAGTATCACCAATATCTATTATTCTAATAGAATTTCTAGTCTTAGGAGTGCTGAATTCATACCCTATTTTAGTCTTAAATATCAATATTTTTTCAACCCTGATAGTTTTATTCTTTAAGTCAACACAATCCCATGTAAGACCACATACTTCGCCAGCACGCATTCCAGTATGAAATGCAATTTGTAGAGGAATATAAAAACTACTTCCAACAGGAAAACGTTCAATGATTTTATTAAAATCTTCCATAGACAAAACTATTTTTTCTTTAGCAACATTATCGAATTTAGGAATAGCTATATTAGTTGCTGGATTTACTTTTAATAAATTATAGTGAGTTACAGCCATTTCTAATGAGTGACTTAATATATTCTTAATTCTTGATAGTGTATTTTTAGAATATCCATGAGCATATTGCTTATTAAGGAATTCTTGAAGTATTGTATAATTAAGTTGCTTAATCTTATATATACCTATATTAGGCTTAATATTAACATCAATAAATGTTTTATATGTTGTTTGAGTATTATATTTGCAGTTTAGCATTACGTAGTTTTCATGCCAATAATCCATATAATCAGCCATTGACATATTACTTTCAGCTTTAAAGGTACCTTTATTGTTAAATTCATTTAATGCATTTCTAAGAGCTTCAAGAGCTTCTTTTTTAGTATTACCTCCTTTTCTTTCAATTTTTTTTCTTTTACCATCTACTTTTCCAGCTTCAAAATAATAGTACCAACTATTACCTCTTTTTCTTACTCCACCTTCCATGTTATACCTCCTATAATTTAGTATCTTCACGTATTTTATTTAAATGAAATCACCACCTTTCAATATACGAATGTATGTTCTTTTTGTCGGTATAAATATAACCAGTTTAAAAAACAAACTAGCTCTATTATTTACTAAATATTAAATTTTAATCTAACTATTTCTTTAGGAACATTAAATTTACTGGCTATTTGGTCAATAGAATAACCATTCAATTCAAACTCATCAATATCATCAATTGAAAATTCAGCTAAAAATAAATTTGCTTCATATTCTACTTTTATTTTGCTTAGATAATTAGTTGCGTCACTAAAAAAACATTCACTTTTAGGGTGCAATATAGCATGTCCGAGTTCGTGTTTCAGAACAATATTTTGTTCTGGCACTGAAAGTAAAGAATTGATAAAAATAACTTTATTCTTATTCATATATGTATACATTCCCCAAATTTTTAGGGGAGAATAAATTACTTCAATATCTTCACCACGTGCTATTACTTCAGGATTATTGCTTTGATATTTTTTCTTTAGTCTATTAACTTCTTTTTTTATATAACATCTATTCAAATACAACGCCGCCTTACTTTTTATATTTATTTGGGGTGTATTTTTTCTTGTTTTTTATTTTTATTTGTTCAAGAGCTATATTCATAGCAGCTTCCATTAGTTCCAATCCATCATCATCAAGTTCTACACCATTATAATATTTTTGTTTACTTGTTTTATTTCTAAAATCATCCATTATATTTTTTAAATCATTTTGAATATCCTTTTTATCCCTATCAGTTAATTTTTCTGGATTGAATTTTCTGTATTCACTTTTACCCAAAAGATAATCAACTGAAACATCAAAAAAATTTGATATTTTAAGTAGTGTTTCTTGATCTGGTTCCCTACTACCTTGTTCATAGTTTCCTATTTGTCCTCTTGAAAATCCAAGCTTTTCAGCTAATTGATATTGAGTAAGTTTCAATTCTTTTCTAAGAGAAACTAATCTGTCTTTAAATAATATTTTTTCTTTCATATTACATCACCTATTATAATTATAGAAACTAAATGTTTCTTTTTCTACAATTGAAACAAAAAGTTTCTAAAAAGTATTGACAGAAACATATTGTTTCTTTATAATAAAAATATAAGGAAACGAAATGTTTCTGAAGGGAGGGCGTTAAATGAGGCAAGGATTGATAAAATTAAGAGGGGATAGAAGCAGAAAAGAAATAGCTGATAATTTAAATATAACTCCCCAAATGTTGGGGTCTATTGAGCGAGGAGATAGAAATCCATCATTAGAATTAGCTATTAATATTGCTAAAAAATATAAAATAACAATGGATAGACTTATTTTTTTACTCAACATAGACACATAATGTTTCTTGGGATGATTTAATTATAATATTATTTTGGGATTTTATCCATTTAATATTATTCCACTATTTACAAAACAATATGTAATAAATATCCACTATTTAAAAAAGGAAGTGATGAAGTTGAAAGAAGAATCTGTTTACAGAAAATCTAGAAAACAAGCCGCAATCTATAATGAACGTTTTAAAAGTATGGAAGGAGCTAGTGAGTTTTTATGTGTAAGTAAAGATATGTTGCTAAATTATGAATTATGTTTAAATCCAGTACCAGTTGATATGGTTTGTAAAATGGCAGATATCTACAATGCACCAGAGTTACTAAATCATTATTGCTGCAATGAATGTCCAATAGGGAAACGAACAGTTTCACCTATAAGCAAAGAAAACATAAATAACATTTATAAATTATCAATAAACATATTTCAGTTGTTAGGACAAGGAACCAATATGGGAAAAACATTATTAGATATAGTTGATGATGGAGTTATTTCGCAAGAAGAAAAGCCACAAGTTGATTATATAGTTAATAATCTGAAAAAGCTTTCAGGATTAACGACAGACTTAATAATAGCATTAGAAAAGATAGATATAGAATAGGAGGAAAAACATATGGAAGACATTTTATTTACAGCTAAAGAAACTGCAAAACTTTTAAAAACAGATGAACCTACAGTAAGAAGATTAATAAACAAAGGATTTTTAAAAGCTCTTAAGCTTGGAAGATTAAAAATAAGAAAAGTTGAAATTGATAGATTCTTAGCATGGGCAGAAGGGAAAGACTTAACAGACTTAGATAATGTCATAGATCTAGACTATGAAGGGAGTGAGAAATTAGCATGTGCACAATAAAATGTCCTAGATTTATTCACAATAGCCAGATTTTACGTATAAAAATTGTGGATAAAGATAGTAGAAAACAACAGTTAATTAATCATTGTTGTGGAGATTATAAGAAATGCAATTTATGCAGCAAATAAAAAAAGAACCCTTATTAAAAGGTTCAACATTGATTGTTTTAGATAGGAACTGCAATTCCTATCTCCATTATATAAGAATATTAAGGAGATGTAAAGATGATAACAGTTTTAGATTTAGGAAATAACAACATTAAAGGTTTAACAGATACAAATGGACCTATTACTTTTAGAAGTAATTTAAGTAGAGATTATGAAGCGTATCCTGATGGATTTAATTATGTTCTTTTAGATGGTCAGTATACTTACTTTGAAAAAGGAACATTCAGCAAAGAGTATATAAAGACTAATAAGGATTATAAAGCTCAATTGCTTTATGGAATTGCAAAAATGAATGATGCAGATCTTATTGATACGAATTTAACTTTATTACTTCCAATAAGTGAAATGGAACATAAGAAGAAATATGAAGATGAATTAAAAAATAAGCAGTTTAAATTTACAGTAAAGACTACAAAAAAGAAGGATATGGCAGTTAATATAAAGGATGTTTTCGTAGTGCCAGAAGGATATGCAAGTTATTTTACGTTAGATGATAATACAAAGGCAAGTAATGTTTTAGTAATAGATATAGGCGGAAGGACAACTAATGTTGTTGCAATGGATTATGGAAAGCCACAAATACTTAATACTTATAAAATAGGAATATTGGATTTTTATTCAAAATTGAAAATTTTAAATGAAGATAAACAATACCGAATTGAAGATATAGAAAAAGCAATACAACGTGGAGATATAAGGGCATCTCAAAAAGATTTAGCAGCTTTTCTTAATGATGTAATTAATGAAATTAGTTTAGCAGTTAATATTAACCACTACAATGTTAGGTTCACTGGTGGTGGTTCTGTAGTGCTTAAAGATATAATTACAAATAATTTACCTAAACAATGTAGTATCTTAGAAAATCCACTTTATACAAATGTTAATGGAGCATTGGAAGTGAGTAAGCAAATATGGAATGGTGAGAATAATGGCTAAAGGTAAAAGAAAAACAATAATTCTTAATCCAGATAATCCAAAAGAAAAGTTGATTTTAGATTTGCTTGAACAACAGTATAACGCATCAGAATTTATTAAAAATTTGCTATTAAATTATATTCAAAATAAAGATAACAATATTTTACATTATGGTAATACAATGATAACACAATTACCACACAATGATAATTTAATGCCCAATGTATTACTACATGATGATAATACTATTACCACACCATTATCAATGAATGATAATATCATTACCACACAATTACCACATGATGATAATGCTCATAATTCTAATTTTTTTATAGATTTAAATAAAGTTTCTGATGCAGATGCTGAAATAAAAGCATCTGCTCCAGAAGATCCAAACAAAAACGCATTAGATTTTTTAAAGAATTTTGGAGGTTGATTAATATGGCAGCAGTAAGAACAGTTAAAAACAAAGATTACTCAATTGTTCATAATGGCTTTATAAACAATAAAAATTTAAGTTTTAAAGCTAAGGGATTACTTCTATATTTTCTTAGTAAGCCGGATAAATGGGAATTTTATATTAAAGAAATAGCCAAAAATTCTAAAGATGGAGTTGAAAGTATAAGTTCAGGAATTAAGGAATTAGAGGATAATGGCTATATTCATAAAAACTTCAAAAGAAATAAAGATGGCAAATTATCAGGAGGTTATGATTTTACAGTTTATGAGGAACCACAACCGAAACAGGAAAATCCCGAAACGGTAAAAAACCTATTCGGTAATTTACCTATTAGGGAAAATCCCGCCTTAATAAATACTGAACTTATAAGTAATACTAATAATAAAAAAGAAAAAAGAAAAACCGAATTTGATGAACTCATTAACCGATATACAGAAAATAAAAAACTAAGAGATACGATTTATGAATTTATTAAACACAGAAAATCAATCAAATCAGCATTAACTACTTTAGCTCTAAAAAAGATAATAACAAAACTTGATGTATTAGCAAAAGATGATAATACAAAAATTGCAATTTTAGAAAACAGCATAATGAATGGATGGCGTGGAATATTTCCGCTAGGTAAAGAGGATAGAGTTATTCCAATGAAACGGAATGAAACACCCACTGTTCCTATTGAAATTGATAAAAGTAAATTAGGAGGTATATAGCAAATGACTGAAAGAGCTTTACCAAACAGTGCTGAAACAGAGCAAACATTGTTGGGATGTGTAATAAACGATATTAGTAAATTTATAGAAATAGATGACTTATTAGATGAATCAGATTTCTATTTAAGCAGACATAAAAAAATCTATAGAGCAATTAAGGAACTGATAAATAAAGGTGACCAAGTTGACTTAATAACTCTTATACAACACCTAAAAACAAAAAATGAGTTAATGGAATGTGGTGGACCATCATATTTAACAGAGCTATCAACATCAGCTATTAATTATTCAAATGCAATAAATTATGCGGACATTATCAAAGAAAAGGCAAAAAGAAGAATACTAATAAAAGCTGGTCAAATTTTAATGGTAAAAGGTTTTGATGATGATGTAAATTCATTAGTTGAAGAAACTGAAAATAAGCTTTTTGAAGTTATGAATAGCAATAAGAAAGATATTATAACCATCCAAGATGCAATGGAAAAGACATTTATTTCACTTGAAGAAAGATTTAAAAATAAAAATTCATTAAAAGGAATTTCAACTGGATTTACTGAAATTGATGAGCTTTCATCTGGATTGAATAGAAGTGATTTTATTGTTATAGCAGCTAGACCTTCAATGGGGAAAACCGCATTTGCATTAAACATAGGACAGGCAGCATCACAATTTGGAAGTGTAGCAGTATTCTCTATTGAAATGTCTACAGATCAACTTATGGATAGATTATTAGCAGCTAGATGTTTGATTGATTATGGAAATATAAAACAAGGAAACTTAAATGATGATGAGTTTAATAAAATAATTCAAGAATCAACAGTATTGAAGAATAGAAAGATGTTCATTGATGATGAATCAAGGCTAATAAATGACATAAAAGCAAAGTGTAGAAAATTAAAGCTTCAAAAGGATTTAGATGTTGTAATTATTGATTATTTGCAATTAATAATTACAACACAAAAAACAAATTCAAGAGAACAAGAAGTATCATACATTTCTAAGGAACTTAAAGCTTTAGCAAAAGAATTGAATATTACAGTAATTGCATTATCTCAATTATCAAGAGCGCCAGAGCAAAGAGTAGATCATAGACCAATACTTTCAGATTTAAGAGAATCAGGCTCAATTGAACAGGATGCAGACATAATCCATTTCTTATATAGAGATGAATATTACAACAAAGAAACAGAGGATAAAAATATTGCTGAAGTTATAACTGCTAAAAATAGAAATGGGGTTACAAGAACAACTAAATTAGCATGGTTAGGGCAATATCAAAGATTTGGTTCATTAGATGTTATACATGGATAAGGAGTGATTTTATGGCAAATACAAGATTCCCAAAGGCAGGAGATACAGTTAGGATAATTAATTGCAAGAGGGCAGAACAGTATCAAGGTAAAGAATTTATAGTAAAAAGAGCACCATTTGTTTGTGATAGGCAAAAAGTAGCAGTAATAGATGGATTAAGAGGATATATTCCTATTAAGAATTTAGAAATAATTAAAAATGCTTAAATTTGCAGGATTAACAAGGGATTACAAAATGTTAAGGTTGCTGCAATTTAATATGCAAGGGGATTCGTCCTCTTGCTCAATAAACAAGGAGGGAGCTTCATGGAATTAAAAATAAATAAAACAAAGGAATATACATTCCTTGAAGCATGGGAAAAAGCTATCGATGATAATAACTTAGTTATAACAAGTAAGAGCAGTGGAGTTAGTTATAGAGTTGATATGCTAGAGAAAAAGAATAAATTGAAATACTACAATCCAGTAATAGATAATTGGCAGCCATGTCCCTATGTTGAACCAAAAGAAATTTTTAATACATGGTATGTTACAAGAATAGGATAGGGAGGATTTATGAGTATAAAAGAAATAGCAACTACAATAACATTGCAAGAATTTAATAATAGGTTTTTAAAAGAAAATCAAGGTTATAAGGATAGTTACACTGATAAGATATATTTTTGTCCACATGATTTAGGTTTTAAGATAAATAAGGATGATTGTTTAGAAAGTGCTAATTGCAAGAGCTGTTGGAATGAAATAAAAGAGTATTTGAAATTTAGAGAAAGAAAAAACGCATAATAGTCAAATGGAGATGATTGTATGTTAAGAAAATTAAAAAGGATTTTAGGATTCTGTGAATGTGAAAAATGTTGGAATAGAACATATGCGATTATTGGGATTGATGTTAGTGGAGCAAAGAGCATTAGTAGAAATATTTGTGAAAAGCATATGAAAGAAATAATTAGAGATGCTGAATTAAAGTCTATAACAGTAGAAGTTTAATTCAGAATAGTCAGAAAGGATGTAGAAAGATGGATAAATTAAAAAAGCTAGTAGAATTAGCAAAAAGTAAAAATGAGAGAGCAGAAATATTAATTCGTAATGATAGAGATAAAGGATGGTTTGTTCACTTACTGTTTCCAATAGATAGTATGAGAGGAGAATCAGAATTTAAGAGTTTTTTTAAAGAGTATTCAAATGATTTAGATGCAGTGTTAGAAAGACTAGAATTATTTATAAATAACACACAATTTTAATTCAGAAAGGGTGTAAAAGGATGGAAGAAAATAAATTAGTGTTTTATAACATGGGAACAATAGAAAGCAATGAAATAATGTTCAGATATGCAATTAAACAAGAGTTTGGAATTGAAAGTGAAGATTTAGAACTGGTAGTTGGAGGATTTAAATTCTTATTTGATAGTGAAACTAACACATATATAAGAGTTGAATTTATGAGTAAGGGGAACCAATTAAAGACAAGTATAATCGGAGAAAAAGCTGAAGATGTTATGGAAGTATATAAATCATTTGCAAGTAGATTTTTTGATGAAAGTGAGGTAGATAGTAATGAAACCAATACTTTTTAATACAGTAATGGTCCAGGCAATACTGGAAGGCAGAAAGACAACTACAAGAAGGATTATTAAAGTTAATAATAGTTTAGAATTTATGGGATTCAAAGATGGGAAAGCACTATTTGGTAAAGGTTGTTGCATACATGAAACTATAAAACCACCATATATGCCGGGAGACATACTTTATGTTAGGGAAACATGGGCAAAGATATGTGATGTATGTGATAGAGAATGTATCGGCTGTAATAAGAAATACGCATATAAAGCAGATGGAAATTATACAGAGGAAGATAAGTGGAAACCAAGTATTCATATGCCTAAAGATGCCACAAGAATATTTCTAAAAATCACTAGTGTGAAGATTGAAAGACTTAAAGATATTACTCATAGAGGTGTAATTGATGAAGGAACTCCATATTATGAAGAAATGTTTAAATTTAATATTTGTTTAGGTCAAGATAAAGCAGAATTTTTCTTAAAATCTAGCTTTAAAGATTTATGGAATAGCACAGTAAATAAAAAAGACATTGAGAAATACGGATGGAATGCTAATCCATATGTATGGGTAATTGAATTTGAACTAATAGAGAAAAGTGAGGTAGAGCAGTAATGAAAAAAGTATGTGTGGCAGTAGGTGCTGGGAATATAACTAATATGACAGTTGATGAAGCTATAAAACATTGCTATGAAGTTGCTAAAGAACAAGACTATTGTACTGAATGCGCTCAACAGCATTTAACACTTGCAACATGGCTAGAAGAATTGAAGGAACTAAGAAAATTTAAGTCTGATGTAGCAAGAGCATTTATGCCTAAATAATTCAGAATATGTAGATTGAAGGTGAAATAAATGGTAAAAGCATTTGAATTTAAAATATATAAAAAGAATGAAGCTGGATATAAAAAAGCATTAGTAATAGCAGAAAGTCAAGGTGAGGCAGAAGACAAGTTTGTAGATGCTGATATAGAATTTTATGACTATGAGTGTACAGACTATAAGGAATATGTTTCGGCTATAGCTTAAATGTAGATTGAGGTGAGAGTATGAATGAAACAATTTTTATAAGTGATTTAATAGAAGCTTTAGAAGAAATAAAAGAAAATCATGGAGACATTGAAGTTTATGAATCTCTTGGAGATCCAATTAAGGATTTAGCCAATATTTTAAATGTTAAAACTGATGGAGATGATGAATTCTTAGAAATAGGATAATTCGGAATATGTAGAAAATACGAAATAAATTAAAAAATAAAGAGGGGAGAAATATAAATGAATGATGAAGTTATAATAAAGTGGAAATGTGATTATTGTGAAACTGTAAATGAGTGTACTATAGGCGAATCAAATAAACAAACTCAATTATGTAGTAAATGTGATAAGCCACATTATGTTAATGTAAAAATTAATGTTGGAAAGATGACACAGTTTAAATTTAGTAGATAAAGTTAATTCGTCATACTTCAAACGGATGTAGATTTAGTGAAGCTTGAGAGGTGATATAAATGGATAATTTTGTACTTAATAGAATTGATTTTAATTGTGATATGGTTCAAAAAGGGAAGCCATGTTCATGCGAACCAATCCAAGATAGATATGTTGATGATTCAATTGAAATAATTAATAATTTCAAATTAAAATCATATGTTGAAGAGCTTTCATCAGGATGGAAAACAGTATGGATCTATAAAGATGAATATATGCTGGAAGTTATAAAAAAGCTTCCAGAACAACCAAAAACTATATTCGACCATTGGATTTTAGGAAAAGCTTTTGGCTATTCTGATGAAGCTATTAAAGATTTTGTGAAGACTAAACTCTTACAAAGTTAGTCTTATCACATTTAGGGCATGGTGGTAATGTGTCTGTAGTATCGTCTAAACGAACTAATTGACCACAATTAGTACATCTGTATGTACCTTTACCTGGTTTTTCTCCTGTAGATGGCATATATATCACCTCCTTATACAACAATAGTTCGATATAATAATTCAAAATCCTTTTATAATTTCAAAAAATATACAATAAGGAGTTTTTCAATGAATATAGGTTTAATGATTTCAACACAAAGAATTAAAAATAATTTATCTAGAGAAAAATTAGCACAAAAGGTTGGATGTACATCAAGAGCAATAGAATATTGGGAAAGTGGAAAGAGAAATATTAGCTTAGATAATGCAGACAAGATTTTTAAGGCACTAGGGACAACATTTACTATAGGAGCTATAAAAGTACATGAACAATAGTTCATAATTCTTAGACAGTCAGTAGAAAAAAGGAGGGGCAATTAAAATGAAACCCAAAGTACTTACAGGAAGAGATTTATTAGAAGAACTAAAGAAACTAAGCGATGAACAGCTTAATTATGAAATTGTAACATGGGACAACAAGTATGAAAGTCTTGCCAAAGTAAATGGAATAGTACAAATAAATGATAAAAATTTGATGATATTATATCCATTAATTAAATAAAACAAAAGGTGTTCGTGATGAACACCTTACCAAAGTTAGAGAATAAGAATTGGAACGCTAGTTCTCTAACAACCTATCTAAATTATAACATAAAAATTGATTAAAGGATAGGTGATTTAAATGAGCGAAAGAATAAAAAAAGAATTAGTACTATACAAATTAAGAGAGATTGAAATTGATGATATGAAATTGAAAGTTGAAGAATTGCAAATAGGAGAGCAGCTTGGAGCAATGAATTATGATGAAAAAGTTCAGAGTTCTATAAATTGTAAAAATAATGATTATGTTATGAATGAAATTGAAAGATTAAAAAAGAAAATAAGAATTGATGAAATTGCCAACAAAAGAATTGACAATGCATTAAAAAGATTAGATATAGATGAAGCAGAAATAATAAGAAAAGTTTTTATTGAAAAGAAAAGTATAACAAGAGCATCACAAGAACTATTTAGATCAAGAAAAAGCATCAAAAACTCCATAGATAGGGCATTTGAAAAACTAAAATTAGCATAATAGTAAATTTAGGGGTATCAGCAAGGGTATCAGTAGGGGTAGCAGAAAAGGTACTATAAAGGTATCAGCAAAGGTAGCAGTTAGGGTAGCAGCAAAAGTACCTATACAGGGCCAAAAAAATAATATATACTGTAATTGGTTAGAAAAAGAAATTTTAATAACGCTTATAAATCTAATACCCTTTTATAAAAAGTACTTATTAATTAAGTGCTTTTTTTGTTATGTATTTTTATAAGGAGGTTTAATTATGCAGAAAAAAATAAAGTTAAAGATTAAGTTTATAGGAAGTGAAGTAGCATGTGCTAAATCTCCTATAAATTGCAAAGGGTGTAAAGATGAAAAAAATTGTGAAACATTAAGTGTGATTTATAATCCATATCCACAAAGAGATATTATCAATTGCTTTAACAATAGTGAGAAAAGAAGGTGAAGCAGATATGAAAAGACCTGCAAGGCCTATAACAACAACTGAAAAAGTATTAGATATACAAGATTATTTGAAATACTATAGTTATCGTAATTATGTGCTATTTGTAGTGGGAATAACTACTGGATATAGAGCTGGAGACTTGGTTAAATTAAAAGTAAGAGATATTAAAGAAACACTAAAAAGAAAAGAGTTTACTATTTTCGAAGGCAAAAAAATGAACTCAAAAAATATAAGGGAAAAGAATAGAAGGCCGAGGAGTGTTGAATTAATACCAGGTATTGAAAAGATATTAAAAGAGTATATTAAGAACAAAAAAGATTATGAGTATATATTCCAGAGTAGAAAAGGAATAAATAAACATATAGGAGTGCAAGCTGTAAGCAATATATTAAAAGCAGCGGGAGAACACTTTGACTTACAAGATATATCGGCACATAGCATGAGAAAAACTTATGCATATAAGCTATATATTGAAAGCGGCAGAGATATAGTTCTTGTAAAAGAATTATTAGGACATAGCTCAATTGAAGAAACAAAAAGATATATAGGGATAGATAAGGAACATTATCATGAAGTATCAAAATCTTTAAATGATTTTATAAGATGATAATGTTCTTTTATATTTTTAGCTATGAATGTTTAAAAATTTGGTATGTTTAAATTCAAGTGCAAAAAATGAATCGCTTATTAAAGTAATAAAAATTTAAAATGAATGTTTGATTACCTAAGATAATAAAACATTCAAAAAGGAAAATACGAATATTAAATAGCTATTTAAATATAATGTTTGATATAAAAAAGGAGGAAATAGTATGTTAATTTTAAAAGCAACAATTAGATTAAATAAAGATCAAATAGAAGAAAAGGAAAAAGAACTATCAGAAAAGTTAAATACAAAGGTTGTTATAATTCCAGATGGATTTGAAATTATAGCACAAGGAGAATAACTATGGCTAAGGAATATGCTAAAACATTTTATAATAGTTCAGCATGGATTAAGTGTAAGAACAGTTATATTAAATCTGTTTTTGGTTTATGTGAAAGATGTGGTAAACCTGGCTATATAGTTCATCATAAGAAACATTTAACACCAAAGAATATTAATGATCCTGATGTAACATTGAATCATAACAACTTAGAATATTTATGTCAGCAATGCCACAACGAAGAACATGAAAGATTTAAAAAGAAAAGTGCAGTTAGAAAAGGATTTGGATTTAATGAAAAGGGAGAATTTGTTCCAATGGTATAGCCCCCCCATAAAAATTTTTATGGAGTGGCAACAGGAGACCGAGGAGAGGACAACAATTTTCCTCCAAGTGAAATTTTTAAAAATGAGGGGGGATATTTTTTGAGTATTTCCGAACAATTAGAAAAAGAAAAAAAGATAAAACAAGAAATAAATAAACTTAAAAAATTATATAAGGATTTCGAAAAAGATAAATCAAAAGCTATTGATGGATTAATTAATAGAGCAGCATTTACAAAAATAACTTTAGAAGAGCTAGAAGAAGACTTAATGGTAAATGGATTAACTGAACTATTTGAACAAGGAGAACAATCATTTATGAGAGAACGTCCTGAAACAAAACAATATACAACTTTTCTACAAAGGTATTCTCAAGTAATGAAACAGCTATTAGATTTACTTCCAATAGAACTTGCTAAGCAAGAACAGGATGCATTAGCTCAATATCTTGAGAGAAAGAAAAATAGAAAATGACATATATAGAAGAATACTATGACAAGATAATGTCTGGTGAAATAATAGCCTGTCATAGAATAAAACAGCAATATTTTATTTTGGTAGATAAGCTTAAAAACCCAGATAAATATTATCCATGGATATTTGATGAAGATTTAGCTAATGATCCTATAGAATTTATCGAGACATTTTGTAGGCAAGCGCAAGGGCAATTAGGAAATCCAATAAAACTTGAATTATTTCAAAAGGCTAAGCATCAAGCTGTATTTGGTTTTGTACATGCTGAAACAGGATTTAGACAGTACTTAGAAGTATTAGACATAAGAGGACGTAAGAATGGTAAGACTACAGAATTAGCATGTGATGAAATATATATGGGAATTGCTGATGGTGAAGGTTCTCCAGAAATCTATAATGTGGCAACAAAAGCTGAGCAGGCAGCTAAAGGATTTAATGAATGTTATAAAATGGTCCAGCAGTCTAAGGATTTAAGCAATCACTTTAAGAAAAGAAAATCTGATTTATATATTCCATTTAACTATGGAACTATAAAACCATTAAGTAGTAATACAAATGGTTTAGATGGACTTAATGCTCATATGGTTACAATAGATGAATTAGCAGCTATAAAAAACAGAGATTTATATGATCTTATGAAGCAGTCTATGGGAAGTAGAAATCAACCTTTACTTAATTGTATAACAACAAATGGATTTATAAGAAACTCAATATTTGATTCACAATATGAATATGCGTGCAAAGTATTAGATGGCAAAGTCAAGGATGATAGATTCTTGGCTTTTATTTATGAGCTTGATGATAAAGACGAATGGGATAAGGAAGATATGTGGATTAAAGCTAATCCAGGACTAGGGAGTATAAAGAAGTTTTCTTTTTTAAGAGATTGTGTTGAGAAAGCAAAAAATGATGCAGCATTTAAAGCAACTGTAATGGTAAAAGATTTTAATATGAAAGAAAATTCAGCTAGTGCATGGCTTAGATGGGATGAACTTAATAATGAAACTACATTCGATATTAGATCTATGGGATTCAGATATGGCATAGGTTCTTTTGACTTGGCAGAAACTACTGACTTAGCATCAGCAAAAGTACTTTGTATGAGAATAAATGATCCAAAGGTATATGTATTCCAAATGTATTTTGTACCACAAGAAAAATTAAATAATGAAGAAACAAATAAAGAAGAAGACCAAGTTCCATATAAATTGTGGGAAAGCCAGAGATTATTAAGAGTGTGCCAAGGCAATAAAGTAAATAAGTATGACATATTCGAATGGTTCAAAGAGATTAGAGATAGTTATGATATTTATTTACCTTGGATTGGTTATGATCCTTGGCATGTAGATGATAGCTTGCTACAAACATTTAAAGATGAATTTGGCTCAGACTCTATGATTGCAGTTAGACAAGGTGTTTATACATTAAGTTTTCCAATGAAAGAATTAAAGGCAGATTTGATTGCAAACAAAATAATATATAACAATAATCCAATAGATAAATGGTGTCTTTCAAATATGGAAATTAAAACAGATATCAATGGAAACATACAACCAATAAAAGGCGTAGATAATAGAAAGCGTATTGATGGTGGCGTATCTTTAATAATTGGATATGTAGTCTTGCTAGATAAGATGAGTGAATATGAAAATATGATTTAGGAAGGGGGTGAGAAATTGAATTTTATAAAGAATCTCTTTAATAGAGACATATATAAAACTAGGTTTGAATTAATTGAAGATAGGGGTAACGGGTTTTATAGTTGGAATGGAACTATATATAAAAGCGATATAGTTAGAGCTTGCATAAGACCAAAAGTAAAAGCAGTAGGTAAATTGATACCACAGCATATAAGAAATAATAATGTGGAAGGGTTCAAAGTAAACCCAGAAGTTTATATTAGATTTCTATATGAAGAACCTAACCCATATATGAGTGGTCAAGTATTTAGAGAAAAGATGGCTACTCAATTAGCATTAAATAATAATGCTTTTGCTTTGTTAGTAAGAGACGAAAATGGTTATCCTATAGAAATGTATAACATTCCATGTACAGCTGTTGAGGCTATCTATAATTCTATAGGAGAGTTATTTTTAAAGTTTACTAATAGAAATGGTAAAGTAGTAACTTATCCTTATAAAGATATTATTCATATTAGACAAGATATTAATGAAAATGATATTTTTGGAGATAGTCCACGTGAAGTTTTGTTACCATTAATGGAAGTCGTATCAACTACAGATCAAGGAATTGTAAAAGCAATTAGAAATAGTGGAATGGTAAAATGGCTACTAAAATTCAATAGCGCTATGAGACCAGAAGATGTTACTAAAAAAACAAATGAATTTACTGAAAATTTTCTTAACATTGAAAATAGCGGTGGAGCTGCAGGGGTAGATAGCAAAGTTGATGCAAAACAAATAGAGCCGAAAGATTATGTACCAAATGCAGCAGTAATAGATAGAACTACACAAAGAATATATTCATTTTTTAATACTAATGAAAAGATTGTACAAAGTAAATACAATGAAGATGAATGGAATTCTTATTATGAAAGTGAAATAGAACCATTAGCTATGCAATGGAGCAATGAGGATACTAGAAAAATATTCACTAGAAGAGAGAGGGGATTTGGAAATAAAATTATTTATTCAGCTAATAATCTTCAATATGCTAGCATGACAACCAAGCTAGGATTAGTTGCTATGGTTGACCGAAGTGCTATGACTCCAAATGAATGGAGAGAAGTACTAAATTTACCACCTATAGAAGATGGAGATAAGCCTTTAAGGAGACTTGACACTATGCAAGTAAATGAAATCAAAGAAAGCATATACAATAAATTAATAGAAACATTGAAAGGAGGTGAATAATATTGATATATATTGATGTAAAAGGTGAGATTGTGCCAAGTGGTAATGAATGGTTGTATAGTTGGTATGGAATACAAGCAACATCTCCAAGTCAAATTACTCAAGCATTAAAAAATGCTAATGGTCAGCCAGTTACTATTAAAATAAATAGTGGTGGTGGTGATGTATTTGCTGGATGTGAAATATATAATGAATTAAAAAATTATAGTGGGGAGGTAATAATAGAAATACATGGACTATGTGCTAGTATAGCAAGTGTTATTGCTATGGCTGGTAAATGCAAAATGTCTCCTTTAGGTGAAATAATGATACATAATGTATCTACTTCAACTAGTGGAGATTATAGAGATATGGAGCATAGTGTTGAAGTTTTAAAGAAAGCTAATAAAACTATAGCAAATGCATATATCTTAAAAACTGGAATGAGTGAAGATGAAGCATATAATCTTATGGATAAAGAGACATGGCTTACTGCTGATGAAGCTTTAGAAATGGGGTTAATAGATGAAATAATGTATTCAGATGAAAAAGTAGATAAAAATTTATTGAATTCATTGAAAAATAATGCTGTTAGTTTTTGTAATAGTGTAGGAAAGCTAGATAATAACTTATTAGCAAAATTTAAAAATTATAAATCAGCAAATAGTCAACCTATTAAAAATAATGAGGTTGATTTTTTTATACAAGAAAAATTAAAAGCAAAATTAGAATTAATAAAATGTAAGGAAGTGTTAAATAATGAATAAACAAGAATATTTAGATTTAAGAAATGGACTTTATACAGAAGCAGAAAATCTTATTAATGAAGGAAAATTAGAAGAAGGACAATCTAAAATTCAAGAAATTACGAACTTAGATAATAAGTTTGAAAATGAAGCTAAGGCGTTAGCAAATTTAAATGCATTAAAAGATAATTCAAAAGTTACAAATTTAGAGAATCTAGGAGTACAAGTAGCTGGTAAAGTTATTGATTCAATAGATAATGCTAATTTAGCTGATGATTTTACTAATTCAAAAGAATATAGAAAGTCATTTATGAATTATGTTATAAATGGTGATCCAATTAATAGCCAATTCAAAAATGCTAATGCCAATACTAAAACAGCTGATGTTGGAGAAATGATTCCTCAAACAGTATTAGAAAAGATTATTGAAAAATTAGAAGCTACTGGAATGATTTATAATCTTGTAACTAAGACAAATTATAAAGGTGGAGTAAAAATTCCTACATCTTCAGTTAAGCCAACTGCATTATGGGTAGCAGAAGGTAGTGGAAGCGATAAACAAAAGAAAACTACTGGTGCTATTTCATTCGGATATAATAAACTAAGATGTGCTATTTCTTCATCTTTAGAAGTAGATACAATGGCTTTAAGTGTATTTGAAACTACTTTTATTAACAATGTTACTGAAGCTATGATTAAAGCTATAGAGCAAGCAATAATTAGTGGGACAGGAACATTGCAACCAACAGGAATATTAGCTGAAACTGTAGTTAAAGGACAAAACGTTGATGTAGCTAAGACTGCAAATGTTGAATATAAGACATTAACTAAGGCAGAAGGATTATTACCATTAGCTTATGAAAGCAATGCAGTTTGGTTTATGACTAAGCAGACATTTATGGAATTCATAGGAATGACAGATCAGCAAGGTCAGCCAATCGCAAGAGTTAATTATGGCATTAATGGTAAGCCAGAAAGAACCTTGCTAGGAAGAACAGTTATATTAAATGATTATATGACTTCTATAAATGCAACTTTAGAAGCTGATACGGTTGTAGCTTTCTTATTTAATCCATCTGATTATGTTCTTAATGCCAATTTAAATATGACAGTTAAGAGATATGAAGATAATGATACCGATGATATGATCACTAAAGCTATTATGTTAGTTGATGGTAAAGTTATAGATAAAAACTCATTAGTAACAATAACTAAGAAGATTGCATAAGGTTACGTTTATACGTAGCCTTTCCTTGTTTGGAGGGATATTATGCTAGAAAAAGTTAAGTTAGCACTTAGAATAAAATCTGTTAAATTAGATGAAGAAATAGAAGATTTAATTGAAGCTTGTAAGATTGATTTAAGTATAAGTGGAGTTAGAAAAATATTAGAAGAAGATCCATTAATACAACGTGCAATAATTATTTATTGTAAAGCTAATTTTGGAATGGATAACAATGAAAGTGAAAAATATCAGAAGGCTTATGATTTGCTTAAACAATCTTTAGGTTTATGTGGTGATTATAATGTGGCAGAATGAATTAACTTTAATAAGTGAAACATTTGAGTTTGATGATATAGGAAATCAAGTCCCTATAGAAAAAGAAACAGAAGTATTTTGCAATGTGAAATCTGTTTCTAGAAGTGAATTTTATAATGCTGCATCTACTGGGCTTAAGCCTTCCTTGGTCTTTGTTGTACATGAGTATGAATATAGTGGTGAAGAAATAGTAAAATTTGAAGGTAATAGATATAAAGTTATAAGAACATACCGTAAAAGTGTTGAAGAAATAGAGCTAACTTGTGAGAAGGTGATAGGTAATGGTTAAAACTAAGATAAAAGGATTATCTGATGAAATTGTTAAGGCTTTAGCTGAATATACCAGCGAGGTTACCGAAGGTATTGAAAAGAAAAAGGAAGATGTAGCAGAAAAGGCTGTTAAAAGATTAAGAGAAACAAGTCCTAAAGGAGCTACAGGCTCTTATGCTAAAGGATGGAGGGTATCAGATATAAATGGTAAAAAGGTAGTTCATAATAAAACAGATTATCAAAAAACACATTTACTTGAATATGGTCACGCTAAAGTTAATGGTGGTAGAGTAGCAGCTAAACCACATATAAGACCAATTGAGGAACAAGTAATAAAAGAATTTACTGAAGGAGTTGAGAAGGTGATTAAAGGGTGAGTAATTTAAAGGTTGAAATAGGGCTTAATAGATGCGGTGAATGTGAAAAATACAATAAAGGAATTGAAATTCATGAAATGTTTAATTGGGAAAATTGTAGTATAAATAAAGCAATAGCTTTTGATGAAGAAAATGATGAAATAGTAGTTTTTGAAGAATTTTTAATGTATATTATTAAAATGGTTAATCCTATACAGACAGATAAAAAGATAAGAATAGAAACTATGAAAGATTATTATAATAGGGTGAAGTGAAATGACATTAAATAATATATATACAATCTTAAAGGCTACTGGTTATCCAGTGGCTTATTCTCATTTTACTGCAACTACTAATAATCCAATACCTACTCCACCTTATATATGTTATTTGAGTGCTTATTCTTCAAGCTTTAATGCAGATAACAAAGTGTACAAGGAAATAGATAATTTGCAAATTGAACTTTATACAACTAAGAAAGATCTAGAAGCAGAGAAGAAAATAAAAGATTTATTAGATGAAAATGAAATTCCATATGAAAGTACAGAAGCATGGATAGAAAGTGAAAATTTATTTCAAAAAATTTATGAAGTGAGGTTGATATAAATGGCAGAGAATAAAGTGACATATGGACTTAAAAATGCACATTATGCAAAAATTACGGTTGGAGAAGATGGGGGGATTACTTATGGAACTCCAAAAGCATTACCGGGTTCGGTAGAAATTGCATTAGATCCAAGAGGGGATATGACAGAATTTTATGCAGATGATATTTTGTATTATTCTGCTAGTAATAATCAAGGTTATGATGGAACATTAACGATAGCTAACATTCCAGAAGATTTTGCTATAGATATTTTAGGAGAAGAAAAAGACGAGACAGACTTAGTTATAACAGAAAAGGCAAACGCAACAGGCTCACCTTTTGCGCTAATGTTTGAATTTGCTGGAGATGTAAAGGCAGTAAGACATGTAATGTATAATTGTACAGCTAGTAGACCTTCTGTCGGATCATCTACAAAAACAGATTCTGTTGAGCCTAACACTAATGAGTTAACATTTGTTGCGAGTGCTAGACCAAGCGATTATGCTGTTAAAACAAAGACAACTATAAAAACTCCAGCAGAAATATATAATAATTGGTACAATAAAGTTTATGAAAAAATAACTGAAGCTTTAACTGTAACAGTTTCACCTGTAGATGACGCAAGTAATATCGCAGTTGACTCAAATATAGTTTGGACTTTTAATAAAACTTTAAATGTAGCTGATGCAATTAAATCCAATTTCTTAATTATAGGTACTAATGGAGAAGAAGTTGCTGGAGAATTAGCAATTGATGATACTAAAAAGATAGTCACATTCAACCCAACATCTAATTTAGCAAATAGTGCAACTTATATAGCTACAGCACTTAAGACTATAAGAGGGGCAGATGGTAGCACATTAGCAGCTAATAATATTACCAATTTTACAACTGTGGCGTAGAAAATTAGGAGGATAACGTATGGAAAAAACATTAACTATAGATGGTAGGGAAGTAAGATTTAAATCTACAGCAGCAACACCGTTGCGATATAAGGCACAATTTGGGAAAGATTATTTTAGTGAAATATTGAAAATGGAAAGCTTAGCTAATGTGAAACAAGGAAAAGTTTCATCAAAAGATATTCAAAAAATAGACTTTGAAATATTTTATAACATTATTTGGGTACTTGCTAAAACAGCAGATAGAAATATAAAAGAGCCTATGGAATGGCTAGATGGTTTTGATGAATTTCCATTAATGGAAATAATCCCAGAGCTACAGGATTTAATTATAGCAAGTTTACAAACTAAAAAAAAATAGAAAATGAAGAAGATGGGAACGGTGAAGTTATAACAACAGAACTGTTCCTTTTATTATGCAGAAGAAACAAATTAACCACAGAAGATATGGAAAATATGACTATAGGTATGTGTTTAGATTACATACAAGAATATACAGATATGCTTAATCCTAAAAAGAAAAGAACTAGAAAAGCAAATCAAAAGGACTTTGATTCATTCTAAAATGAAAGGAGGAACATAATGGCGAGTAGTAGCAGAATTAAAGGAATTACAATAGAGATTGATGGAGAAACAACTGGACTCCAAAAGGCACTTTCTAACGTTACACAAGAAAGTATTGATATACAAAAAGAATTAAAAGATGTAGATAGACTTTTAAAATTTGATCCAGGAAATACTGAAGCATTAGCACAAAAACAAAAACTTTTAGCACAGCAATTAGAGGTAACATCCCAAAAATTAAAAGGCTTAAAAGATGCACAAGAGCAAGTTGAACAGCAATTTAAGAGTGGAGACATTGGAGAAAAAGAATACCGTTCTTTTCAAAGAGAAGTCGAATTTACAGAAGCTAGTGTAGATAAATTGAGGAAATCTCTTACTAAGGTAGATGATGGAAACCAAGTTGATAAATTAAAAAAAGATATGAAAGAACTTGGAGATTCAACTGATGAAGCAGAGGATAAAGTTGGAGAATTAAGAAGTGGATTAAGTCAATTAGTTGTAGGTGCAGCAACAGGAGTTGGTATATCTAATGTAATAGAAGATGCATTTGATACTTCCAGTTTAAATACTAAGTTATCTGTATCTATGGAATTAGATGAAGGCTCTGTTAAAGCTGTAAAAGAAGCTGTAAATAGTATAACAAGCTATGGAGTAGATGCAGAATCTGCATTAGAAGGTGTTAGAAGGCAATGGGCATTAAATAAAGATGCATCTGATGAAAGTAATGCAGCAGTAGTTAAAGGAGCAGCAGCAATAGTAGCAAGCTATGGAGATGTTGATTTTACAGAACTTATACAAGAAACTAATGAATTATCTGCTAATTTAGGTATAACAGATGAACAGGCTTTAGGGTTAGTATATAGTTTGCTTAAAGTAGGATTTCCACCAGATCAGTTAGATATAATTACAGAGTATGGAAGCCAATTAGCTAGAGCTGGATATAGTGCAGAAGAAATACAAGGCATAATGGCTGCTGGAGTAGAAACTGGAACTTGGAATATAGATGTTTTACTTGATGGATTAAAAGAAGGAAGAATAGTTCTTGCAGAATTTGGGCAAGGAGTAGACAAAGCCACAGCAGATATGTTTGAAAAAATAGGTGTTTCTGGTGAACAATTAGAAGATTGGGGAAAAGCAGTAGCGAATGGTGGAGAAGAAGGCAAGCAGGCTATGAATGATGTTGCAGAAGCTATTTCCAATGTAGATGATAAAACACTACAGAACCAATTAGGTACTACTATATGGGGAACACTTTGGGAAGAAAACGGAAGTAAAATAACTGATACTATTCTTGGAATGAATGAAAACTTATCTACAACAGAACAAAACCAAAATAATTTAAATGATGCAGTTAGTAAATTGAATTCTGACCCTATGGTGCAATTTCAACAAGCTATGGCAGATTTAAAACTCACATTAGCACCATTATTAAATATAATAGCGCAGATTATAGGAAAATTCGCTGAATGGATATCTAATAATCCAACATTAGCAGCAACTATTACAGCAATAGTAGTAACACTTTCGATATTGATAGGAATTTTAACTGGAATAATACCATTAATAAGCACAATAATAACATTGGCAGGAACAATGTCTGTAACTATAGGAGCAGTAGCATTGCCAGTTTTAGCTGTAGTAGCAGCAATAGTAGCATTAGTAGCAGCTGGAGTTCTTTTATATAATAATTGGGATATAGTAAAAGCTAAAGCGGTTGAAATATGGGAAGGTATAAAAAGCACTGTAAGTAGTGCGATAACTGGTATAGTTAATTTCTTTACTGTTACAATTCCGGATGCAATTAATAATATGATATCTTGGTTTCAACAGCTTCCTACTAATTTAAGTGAGCTATGGAGCAATATAGCTAATGTATTTACGAATGGATGGAATGCAATAGTATCATTTTTTACAGAAAGTATTCCAGCATGGATAGAATCGATAGCAGAATGGTTTAATCAATTGCCGGAAAAGATAGCTTATGCACTTGGATTTGCATTAGGAGCTACAGTGTCATGGGGCGCTAATATGATAAGTTGGATAACAACAACAGTGCCACAATGGATAGATAACATTCAAAAAATATTTAGTGAACTACCAGGAAAACTATGGGCAATTTTCTTGGATGTAACTCTTAAAATAGGCACATGGGGGTTAAATATACTTAGTTGGATAACAACAAATGTTCCACAATGGATAAATAGTATAACTACATTCTTTAGCCAACTACCAGGCAAAATTTGGACTTTTTTAGTTCAAGTTGTTACGAATGTAGGAACGTGGGGAAGTAATATGTTGAGTACAGCAACAACAGGGATGCAGAGTGTATTTAATGGGATTGTTAATACATTTTCAAATTTACCTAGCAAAATGATGGATATAGGTAAAAATATAGTTGCTGGTATAAAGAATGGTATTAAAGCTGCATGGGATGGAATGGTAGGTTGGATAGGTGGTCTTTGCGATAGTTTTGTAGATGGTGTTAAAGATGCACTAGATATACATTCTCCTTCTAGAGTTATGGAAGCACTTGGAGAATATACTGGGCAAGGATTCCAAGTGGGTATTGCATCCACAGTTGGAGATATTTCTAAACAAGCAGATGCGTTAGCTAATGCAGCAATTCCGAATATTAAAGGGAATAATTATTCTGTTAATACTAATGGATTAGACTCTAGTGGTTTAGCTGGGAATGCTGGTGGAACTTTAGAAAAATTATTAGCAAAAATTGATAGTTTAGAAAGTGCTATAAGTAATATGGGAATATATATGGATAGTACAAAAGTAGGTAAATTAGTTGCAGGTAGTGTAAGTAATAATATGGCTTTTAGTGGAAGTAGGAAAGGGTGGAAATAATGAATAGAAGTTATATATTTTGTAATAATATTAATTCTAATGATTTAGGATTAATAATTGAAAACACCCCGGAAATACCTACTACTAATTTTAATTATGATGAAATTGAAATTGATGGAGGAGAAAACTTAACCATTAGAAGTGGTTTTTCAGATGTAGAGTTTAAAATTGATTTTACTTATTTCGCAGAGCCTGAAGAATATTTAATGAAAAAACAAAGGATAGATAGTTGGCTATTAGGAAATGTTAATAAATATTTAATTTATAGTTTAGATGATTTTAGTGCTTATAAGGTTAAAAAGGTAGCGATAGATAATACAACAACTACAAGCAGATATGTAAGACATTTTACAGCAACTTTTACCTGTGCAGGATTAAAGTATTTATCAAGTGGGTTAAAGCCTTTAATATTGACATCTAGTGGAGTAGAATTAAATAATTTTGGATCATATGAAAGTAAACCATTTTTTAAGATTTATGGTAGTGGAAATATTACTGTAAATATTAATGGTAATAGCTTTATGGTTAAAAATATTAGCAATTACGTACTTGTAGATAGCGAATTAAAAGAATGTTATAAGGATAGCACTAACATGGGTAAAAACATGACTGGTGACTATCCTATTTTGTTGGTAGGAGAAAATACAATTAGTTGGAGTGGAACAGTAACAAAGATAGAATTAACTCCTAGATGGAGGTGTTTTTAATGGCTAGCGTAAGATTATATAAAAATAATGAAATAGATTTTACCCATAACGAAAATGTACTTACAGAGATAGAAAGCTGTAAGGTTACAGAAGAACTAAATGGAGATTATACAGTAGAGCTAGAATATCCATTAGAAGATAGCAAAGACATTTCTAATAGTTTAGTTGTTGGAGCAATACCTTCTGTACCTGCTATTGATAGTAGGAACAATCAACTTTTTAGAATTATTGCTAAAGATACAGATAGTTTTTCTACTACTATACAAGGGCAAGCAAAATTCTTAGCTGATTTAAAAGAAAATAGAGTAAAGGCTATGACACTGACTGGATTAACTAGAAAACAGGCAATACAGACAGTGTTAAATGCAGCATTAGAACCGCATATATATACAGTTGGAAACTTAGATATAAATACTAATAATAATGTAATTGTAAATATACCGGAGGGAAGTCTATTAAGTGCCATTATAGGAGAAGAAAACAGTATATTGAGTGAATATGGTGGAGAATTTATAGCAGATAACAACACTATAGACATTATTGATTCTAGAGGTTATGACAATGGAGTTGTAATAGAGTATGGCAAAAATTTAAGTGGCATAAAAGAAAGTATAGACTTAACAGATTTAGCAACTGTTTTAATTCCTAAAAGCGGAGATTACAGATTGCCAGAATATTATATAGAATCTCCTAATGTTAATAAATATGAAAAAAGATATTTTAAAGAAGTAGAATTTAATTTAGATATTTGGGATGGAACAGATGAACAGGGAGAAGACCAAATTACACTAAAAGAAGCTTACACTCTTATGAGAGAAACTTGCAATAACATGTTTAATAATGACCACGTTGACCAAATAACATTTAATTATTCTGTTAATATGGTTGAATTAAGCAAGACAGAAGAATATAAAAGTTATGCTATTTTAGAAACTGTAAACTTAGGTGATACAGTAACAGTTAAGCATAAAAAGCTTAATTTAGACTTACAAGGGCGTGTAAATAAAATTGAGTATAGAGTTAATAGTGAAGGTGAAACACTCCTTGATACAGTTGAAATTGGTTTTAAAAAGAAGGATATTACAGATATTATAAGCGATACTGTAAAAAGCATACAATTTGCTAAAAATGAAATAAAACTGCAAGTAAAAAATGATATAGACAAAGTGAATACTGAATTAAGTTTGCAAGATGGGAAGATAAGCGCAGTTGTAGAGAGTAATGATGGAGGTATGACGTGGCAACTTAGTAAAAATGCATTTATTGTTGCATGTACAGGTGCAAGTAATTCTAATGTAACCATAGATTCTAATGGACTTACTGTAAACAATAATAAAATTAAACTTAAAAATTCTAGTGGGGATACGGTGTTTTTTGTTAATACAAAAGGTGTATGTAACGCTGTTGGGGGATTTATAGTCGAAGATGATGATACAACTTGTGAAATAGATAGTACCGGAATATTACTTACAGGCCCAAATGGGAAAACAGCTAAGATAGAAATACTAGATGATGGAACGTATAGCGGAACATATGTAAGAGATGATTTATATGTAGAAGATGTACTAAGAGTTTTTGGAATGGCTAAATTTGAAAAAGGAGTAGTTTTTATGGAGGATGATATAACAATAGGAGACGAAACGTTAGAAGAATATATCATTAGAATAATAGAGGAGAATAAGTAGAAATGAGGTGATTGTTTGAGTATTTTTGATAGTAGGCTAATAAAAATTGATTTAAAAGAAGATAGAACAATAATAAGCGAAGAATGTAAGCAAAATGATACACTTACATTCTTCTTTGATGTTTATGATAATTATGCTAGTGCAAATTTAAGTAATTTATCTTGCCTTTTAGCTGCTAATAAGGGTGGAAAATACTATGAGATAAGAGATGTAGATATAACAATTACAGGAAACCAAGTAAAAGTAAAATGTCCTAACACTATAACTCAAATTGCTGGAATACTAAAGCTAGAATTATGGTTCTTAGATAATACAAATAGTTTAAAAAAGAGTAGCTTTGATATTAACATAAAAGTAAAACCTAGCATATTATCTGATTCTAATGGTAATGTTGGAGAAACAATAATAACACCATTGCAGAATTTAGATAAAAATTTATTAGAGTTAACAGGGAAAATAGCTGAAGCAAAGAGCATTAATAATACTCTTACATCTACAACCGATATTGCAGAAAGCACAAATAGTACATTAGTAAGTAATACTTCCAAGGCAGATACTACAAACTCTAATCTAATTACCAATACAACAGAAGCTAAAAGTACGATAGAAGAATTAAAGAAAACCAGTAGTGAATATACGCAACATATAAAAAACATGGATATTCACGTTACTTTAGAACAAAAGAAAAAGTGGGATGCATATGAAGCTAAGATAATAGAGCTTACAACAATAATTGATGATGTTATTTATAAAGATGCAGTAGTCATAGATGATGAAGGTAATACAATTGTAGATGATGAAGGTAATACAATAATAGTTTAAGGAGATGATATAATGGCAAATAAACAATTACCAGAATTTCTTACAGCTGAAAATGATTTAGATGGAAATGAACCAGTTTATATTGCTCAAGGTGGTAAAACCAGAAAAACACTCTTAAGTAAAATTAAAGAATTTATAATTGGAACAACAGCATTAACAACAACAGACAAAACTATTACAGGAGCTATAGAAGAAGTAAAAGGAATTGTAGATGTAAATTCTACGTCCTTGAACGATTTGGCGAATCCTAGTTTGTTGATTAATGGTGATTTTAGAAATCCAGTAAATCAAAGACGTAAGAGTAGTTATAATGTAAATGGAGAATATACTATTGATAGATGGAGATTTATCAATGATAATAATGGTACAATGACCATTAATGATGGATATATTAGTATTTCAAACGGTGTAGCTAATAACACATATTTACAATATAACTATGATACTGATATGAAAGTTTTAGAGGGAGAAAAAGTGACTTTTACAATAGTTTATAAATCTACAGCGACTTATAGACTTAGCTCATTTATCGGTTCGGCTGAAGAAGATGTAAATATATATTTGACACCAATAGATGATTGGACTGTAAAAACTTTAACACTTGATTTGTCATCTTGGAAATATTCGATAGGAAAAGTGGAAAGTTCTATTATATTGCAATCTTATGATGGCAGTTCTTTTACTAATGGTACTTTAGATGTTAAATATGTGAAACTTGAATTAGGTTCAAAAGCAACTCCATTCATCCCACGATTATATGGCGAAGAGCTTGCTTTATGTCAACGTTACTATATATCAGACTCTTTTTCTTTCAGGGAAAGTGTTCCGACAACAACGGTTTGGGATAAATTTATACCTATTAGACCATATATGAGAATTGTTCCAACAATCAATGCTAGTATGTATAATACAAATGACCAAAATACTCTATTAGATAATATTAAATTTTCAGTATACCGAGGTAATAATTTAAACTTTTGGAGTAATGAAACAATGCTAGAAGCCGGAGTTCAATATTCAGTATATTATAGTTTGGATTCAGAAATATACTAGGAGGTGCAACATGGAAGAATTTAAGTATAAAGTATATATAAAAACAGATAAAAATAATTGTGTTACTAGCGTAGAAAGTGATTTAACCTTAAAAAACACAACAGGATATGTACAAATTGATGAAGGTATTGGGGATAAATATTCTCATGCACAAGGTAATTACTTTGATGTAAACAATGGTGAAAAACCTTTAAGAGATAGTCGAGGTAGATGTAATTATAAATATGTAGATAATGAGGTAGTAGAGCTAACTGATGAAGAAAAGGAAAGTTTATTTCCTACACAAGTACAGCAACCAACAGAGCAACAAATATTAAATGCTAAGTTATTGCAAGATAATGCTAATATGCAACTAGAATTAGAGCAACAAAAGCAATTAAATGCACAAATATTATTACAAATAGCTGGAGGTATTACAAATGTTTAGTTATATTAAAGAATACTATTTGTTAGGACTTTACACAGAAAGTAATTTAGATGTATTTGTTAATGCTAGATGGATTACAGAGGAGCAAAAGCAAGAAATTATTGCAAGTAAAGTTACACAATAGGCTCAAAAGACGTAGAAAACTAAATAATATTTAAAGCAGAATTTAAGCACCTATAGGGTGTTTTTATTTTGCTTATTTTTATATTAATAAAGAAAGGAAGGTGCTTTATGGAAACAATAAGCATTGCATTACTATGTACAATTGGAGGATTTATTTTAAGTTATGCAGCATTTATGCGTAATAAAGACAATGCTATTAGAGCAGAAACAAAAGAAGATGCAGAAACAAAAGCAAAATTAGATTATATCAGCAAAGGTGTAGATGATATAAGGATAGACAATAAAGCAAGAGATAGACAAATTCAAGATCTATCAAGAGATGTAATAGAAGTTAAGCAGAGTGTAAAATCAGCACATCACAGAATAGATTCAATTGAAAATAGATAGATAAAATGGAGGAATGTAAAAATGGATTTTAATTTAATGGAATATGTGCCAAGTAATTTAATGATTTTGATTGTTGCAATTTATGTTGTAGGAATATTCTTAAAGAAGATTGAGAGCGTTAAAGATAATTATATTACAATTATTTTAATGATTTTTGGAATTACATTTGCAGTATTACTAAGTATAATTAATGCACAATATAAAGTGACATTAGATGTTATTGTTAATGGTGTGTTACAAGGCATTTTGTGCTGGGGAGTTGCTGTTGGTATAAATCAAACAGCTAAACAATTAAAGAAAGATGAGTGATAAAAAGGTGTTCGTGATGAACACCTTATTTCTTTATATTCAGAAATTAATAAATGAAAGAAGATGATTAAATGCTACCAATAACAAGAAAAATAAGTAAATATAATTTCTCATCAAGAAATGGTAGTTCTATTAAATATATAGTATGTCATTACACTGGAAATTCAAAAGATACAGCACTAAGTAATGCAAATTTCTTTAATCAATGTAATAGAAATGCATCAGCTCATTACTTTGTTGATGATAAAAATATATATCAAGTAGTAGAAGAGTCTAATTCTGCTTGGGCTGTTGGTGATGGAAAAGGTAGAAATGGAATTACTAACAGAAACAGTATAAGCATAGAAATGTGTACAAGTGGAAATTATCAAATATCAGAAGCTACAGAAAACAATGCGGCTGAATTAGTTAAGTATCTTATGAAAAAATATAATGTTAAAGTAGATCATGTTGTAAGGCATTATGATGCAAGTTATAAATGTTGTCCGAACTGGTCAAATAATTGTTGGTCTAGATGGAATAGATTTAAAAGTAAATTAATCAATAATGGAATATGGCTAAAAGGAACAAGTGAAGGAAATACAAATAAGTGGTGGTACAGGCACTTAGATGGCAGTTATACATCTAATGACTGGGAAAAGATAGATGGAGAATGGTATTATTTTGCTGCGAATGGATGGATGCAGACAGGATGGATAGTATGGAAAGGAAATGATTATTACTTATATAGTAATGGAGTTATGGCACATGACATAACACTATATGGATATAAATTTGACTCAGATGGTGTAGCAACAAAGCTATAGCGTGCTATAATAATAAATTGAAATAAAAAAATTAAATATTTAGTATTACTATAAATAGCAGTATGTAAAGAAAAAAATCTTTATGTACTGCTATTTTTTATTTTAAAGAAAAGGCAGCAACAAAAAATAGTTACTGCTCCTTTAATATGGAAGGAGTGAATTTAAAAGTGCTAAACGAAGAATTATCTATTAAACTGTTAGGAAAATTAACTTTATTATTTCCAGTATTAGAAGTAGATCTTAAGCAACAGTTAGAAATAAAAAAACTTATTGACGAGATTTTGTATGATTATGAAATTACTACAAAATGTACAAAATTAACTACAAGTGATATTTTAGAAAGGGCAAAATTATATATTGCTTGTAAAAGTTTAGAAGGACTTAGTAAGAAAACATTAAAGAATTATTCTTTATTTTTAAATAAATTAGATATGTTTTTTAATAAACCATGTTCAACCATATCCACTATGGATTTACGAATGTTTTTATCTGCTTATGGAAAGGGGAAAAAAGCAAGTACTATAAATGGATATATAACATATCTTAAGAATTTTTTTGGTTGGCTTCAAGATGAAGAATACATCATAAAGAATCCAGCTAAAAAGTTGGCTTTTACTAAAGTGCCAAAGCTGATATTACAAGGATATAAACCAGATAATTTAGAAAAATTAAGATTGGCATGTTCTACAGTGAAGGAAAAAGCTTTTTTTGAACTACTAGAAAGTACAGCTTGCAGAATATCAGAAATATCAAATTTAACACTAGATAATATAAATTTTGTAGAAAAAAGTATGAAAGTAACAGGGAAAGGAAATAAACAAAGGATTGTATACTTTTCAACTAAGGCAAAACTAAATATAGAAGAATATTTGAAAGTTAGAAAAGGTAATTCAATTTATCTATTTACATCTGATCATGCTCCATATCAGCCAATTAAGACAAGAGCATTGCAATTAATATTAAAGAGAATACAAGAAAGAAGCGGGGTGACAGAAAGAGTTCACTGTCACAAATTTAGGAGAACTCAAGCAACGTATTTATTAAATTCAGGAATGAGTTTACCAGGAGTTCAAAAAATATTGGGGCACGAGAGTCCAGAAACTACACAACGTTATGCTAGACTGTCAGAAGAAAATATTAAAAATGAATATAAACGGTTAGTAATTTAAAATTATTGACAATCTTTTCTAATATTATACAATAATAGTATATAAAATTAGGAGGGAATAGTTTGGAAACATTAGCATTAATATTGTTTTATATTTCACTTGTAGGGGGATTAATTAGTATTGTATTAATAATCTATAATGCTGTAAAAAAAGAATTAAAACATAAAAAGAAAAAATTGCTTTTAACATTAGTTACATTTATAGTTTTATTTATAGGAAGTACAATTTTCTATGGAGCAGTTCAAAGCCCAGAAAGTAAAGCTAGATATGAAGCAAGTGAAAAAGCAAAAGTAGAAGAAAAAGTCAAAAAGGAATTAGCTGAAAAAGAGAAAAAAGCAGAAGAAGAAAAGCAAAAACAAGTTGCACAAGAAGAAAAAAATAAACAAGAAGTCAAAGCTAAAGAAGAAGTAAAAACTGAAGCAGAAATCAAAGAAGATGTTCCAATAAAAACAGAAGTAAAAGAAGAAACACTTGAAGCAGATGAAAAATTTGTTATAACATCAGAACCAAATACAACTGCTGCTGTAGATGAAATAATTAATAAAGGTAAGGATGATGCTTCAAAAGCTTCAGAAGAAGATATTAAAAAAGCAATACAATTTATCAATGATAATTACAGCAACTATTGGACAGACAATGAAACTATGCACAAAGGAATGTATTATGGTTCTTTATTGGAATATGCAAAAAAAGATAAGGCAAAGAAGAATCGAGAAGGACTTGATTATACAATATATAGCTTAGGAGAAGATACAGTACAAGTTATAAAATATATTTATCGTGGAGCAGATAAGATTGAAGATGATTCAACACAAGCAAATTTAAGGCAGATAGAAAAATCATTGAAGAATATTCCTAATGATTATAAATAAAATGAGGTGGGATAGATGAGTGGCAATAATTATCTAAGTTATGAGGAACAATTTAAAGATATATTAAATAATGAAGAAATAGATAGAATTGAAAATAAAGAGATAAGAGAAATTAGATCTAAATATTGGAAATTAAGACACGAAGCTTTTTTAGACGAAAGAAATATATCAGATGAGCAGTTAAAGAAAATTTTTGATAAGTCCATTTTAGATGAACAAAAAGAATTAGAAGCTTATAGAAGATGAATGATATAAAATATTGGTGGCAAAATAAAAATTTCCACCCATTTGCCACCAATGTATATATTTAAATATATATTAAAATATTTTGAAATATTCTAATATATATTTTTTTAACGTTTAGAGATTGCAATATACCTATTAATATATAGGAATATCTTTTAAAATCTATAAACATCTATTTTTATATTAATATATCATAAATAATGATAAAATTAACTATATCTATATGCATACACACCCTAGAGCTTGATTTT